CGTATAAACTCGTTCAAGACGTAAATTGGGACGACCCACTAAATCCCGCTTTCGACCCCGCAACAGGCATTTACACCGTTCCGTCAAATGGCGTCTATCGCATTGGGTGGAACATATCGTTCCGCTATACGTCTGCGGGTCAAACGCAGGCTTCCCGCATCTATGTGAATGGGAACCCTGCCGCACAGGGAAACGCTAACACGACAGGGAATTGGCCCATTGGTGGAGGCAACATTTTGCTTCGTCTGACCGCAGGCGACCAATTGGCCCTTTACGGCTATATGGCGAATAGCGGAAGAGTCCTTGTTGGCGACCCAACGTCAGTCGGGGCCGTGTATATGAGCATTAACAGGGTGAGCGCATGATAAGCATAGGTGAGGCTTTGGAGGCCAACGTGGAAGGCTATATTGGATGGCTGCATGGGTGCGTCCAAGACGACGGCAACGGTGCGTATTTTCGCCGTGACCTGTGGCCGACACATGAATTGGGCGAAGCCCCGACCGACGAACAAATTGAGGTGTGGCGAAATGCCTGAGCATAAGGTCCACCATAGCGAATGGCGGTGGTGTGCGATTTGCTACGAGCAAGGCACGAATCCATTCGGATTCTGCGACGTGTGCTACGAAATCAACGGAAGGCCGGAGGGGATGAAACGTGCGTGATGCCTGGCTCGACCTTCATGTGACCTCCGTATTGGACAACCAGATTCACAGGGATGGTGTGTTTGAGATGAAGACGATTGAATACATCGTGTGGTGGCTCCTGGCCCTGCTGATGATCCTGATGAGTCCTTTTTGCTGGATAGGAAGGTGCGACAAATGAGCAGGCGTGTAGGAAAAATCGTGTATCAGCCGCCGGAGCGGTGCTTGAACCACATTGAGATTGAGGAAACGCCGCACGGCTACAAACTCTATCAGAAAGGGGAAACCCGACCCTTCAAGGTGCTACCCTTAAGCGTCGTCCGTGAAGTGTCGTATCAGGAGGGCGGACAATGAGCGAAGCGTGGATTGTCCTGATTCTCGCCGTGGCTGGTGCAGCCGCTTGGGGACTTCGCTATTGGCGAAAAATCAACGCCGATGGCGTCGTCACCCTCGATGAAATCATCGAAGGTGTCCAAGAAGCCGTTGAGCACGTCGAAGACATCAAGGAAGCGGTTGAAGGCGTCAAGGAGGACTGAGCGTGGCTCTTTGCTCCGTGTCTGACGTGTCCCTTCGCTTGGGACTCGACGCGGCCCAACGCACCAGGGCCACCTCTCGAATCGAGTCGGCCATCCGTCGTGCGACTATCCACATCGACTCGGTGTTCCGCGACTTCGGCAGGGACTCCCCAAGCGAGCAGGTCGCCAGCTCCACCCTGTCGTCCGGCTCCGATCCGGCGGCAACCTCAATCACCCTGGCGTCGGGAGCCGCGTTCTCAGACTCAGGCAACGGCAGCATCGACGGCGACTCCTTCGCCTGGACGGGGAAGAGCGTCAATACCTTGACCGGCGTGACCGGACTGACCGCCTCTCACAGCTCCGGCGCGACCGTGCTTGAGGGCGAGTTCGCCCACGTTCTGCGTGAGGTGTGTGCTGACGTGGCCGCTGGCCTCTATTTCCAAGACGAGGCGGTGTTCTCTTCGGAGAGCGAGATGCGGTCGCCAATGTTCCTCAACCGTGGGAACGAATTGCTGTTCCGCTATGCTCGTCTTGGGAGCGTGGACTGATGGCCCGCCGATCCTTCGGGCCGCGTGGTGAAACACGCGGGATGCTCAATTTTCGCGTTCACTTCGACGACAGCCAATTGCTTGAGGCGATGGCTGAACTGCAATCCGAAGGACAGGAAGAACTCAAGCGTTTGATGCGCGAGATGATGGACAAAGCGAAGATGGTCGCTGGGGAATACCTGCTCGACCAACGCATCCACAACAGGGGAACCGAAGGTCAGCAAGCTCGCGCCGTGACCGGCGTGAACGTGGATGGTTCAGAAAACGTGTACGTCCGTATCGCCAACAGCCTTCGAGTCACCGACGACGCCCTGTTCGTCCGTCTGTATTCCGCACCCTACCCAGGTGGCTACGAATCACAGTCCCGTCCCCGTGCGGCAGGCAAGCTCGCCATGATCCACGCCGGAGGCACAGGTCCGTTCAATTACGCACCCAACCTACCCAAGATTGTGCGCTCGTCGGTGTGGTTCTTCCTGAAGTCCATGTACCGCTCAGGCTACACCCGATGGAGTCCACAGATGCACACGAAGATTCACGCCCCAGCAAAGGCCGGTCCCGAAGGCGATTGGCGAAACAAGATGCACCCTGGGTTTCAGGCTGTGGACTTCATCACCGTCGCCCAGGATTGGATGGAGGAAAACTTCGAGAAAGAGGTTGAGCGGTTTCTCAAGGAGCGTGTCGGCTGATGGCGGTAGCGAAGACTTCGGACTATTGGACGACCCGCATGGACGGTGGCGACCCCACCGACCTCCCAGGCATGAACAACAAAGACTTCACCGGATCAGCAGGCTCGGCATCCGGCTTGAATTGGGTCGTGAGCGGCGGTGCAGGGTATTACACCCAAACGCCCGATGCGAGCGGACAGGCCATGACCGCCTACGTCGCCTTTTCCTACACGGGCGACGTTCCTGTGAACGGGACTCCCCTGTTCAGCATGGACAACGGCGTTCACCGCGTCCTGATTGTGTCGAATGGGACCACCGACTCCATCAAGATTGACGGCACGGGCGACCAAGATTTCACCGGACTCGACCTGGCTATGACTGAAGAAAACGCCATGCCCTGCATCATTCGCCTCACCCTTAAAACGGACGGGTCGGTGAACGCCTACCTATACGACATCATGGAGGACGATGCGGGAACCACCCTGTCGAAGAGCCTGACCGGAGCCACGACGCTCGGCTCACCGGAGGTCAAGTTCGGTGTGAGCGACGGCGAGGTGACGTTCCACACGGTCTATGTGAGCGAGAAGGGAGCGTTCAACCCCGATGAGATCGCCCTGGCTGACTACACCACCGCCACCCTCATTCAGACGGCCTTCGGTATCATCAACCTGTTGCGCGACAGTCGAAGGTTGATGCTCAAGTCGGTGGTTGGATCAGACGCCATCAATTACGGCTACGACCTGTCCTCGAACATGGCCTCTCGATTCAACCCGTCCATTCACGTCCTTCTGCGCCGCATCGACTCACCGGAAGGCTACGCCCTGGCGGGGACCAGCGCAGAATACCTGTTCACCGTCGAGCTGTATTTCGTCGTGAAGGGGACGGACTACCGGAGTTCCTACCGGCTCGGTATGGACCTGGCCGGAGAAGCCCTCGATGAAATCTATGGGAACACCGGCCTCAAGGGAAGCACCGACTCCCTCATCGGCCACGACCTGCGCTTGGACTCTCGCCTCGATCCTGACGATTCGGTGTGCATCCACACCTTGTCCCTGCGGTATATGCGTCGCCTCGACCACACGAAGCGAGCGAGCCTGTCGTGAACGCCTACCTTTAAGCATCATCCACCGGATAGCACCGCGTAGGAGGCTTCCTCATGGCTGCGCTCACCAATCGCTACGTCACGCTCCAAAAGGAGTCCACTTACGGCACGAAGCCTTCGGCTGCGACCGCGAGCCTTTTTTTGGGCGAAGTGGACGACGAGTCCTTCGCTCAGAACTTCGACCTGCTCACCAGGACGGACATTAGCCGCTACGGTGCGGCCAAGACCACCGATGGCCTCCGGTATTCCGAAGGTAGTGTGAACCTCCCCCTTCAGCTCGACAATTTCAACGCCTTCTGCCTGTTCTCCGCCTTCGGCGCGGACACCTTCGACTCCGCAACCACACCTGATACGCACACCCTCACCGAAACCACCAACGATGCAAACTTCCCATCCTTTACGATCCGAGTCGGTCGTGAGGACAAGGAACACACCTACACGGGCATGGTCCTTGACTCCCTTTCCCTCAGCGCGAACATCAACGAATACGTCATGATGTCCTACAACTTCGTGGGCTGCGGCGAAATCGCCGTCGCCGGTCTTTCGACCCCTGGCGGTGCAGCCCCAAGCGACCCACCGGCCTTCAGCACCGTGGACGCTTTGCACTTCGCCAGGGCCTTTGTGCGCTTCGAGGACGTGGCTTCCTCGTCGAACTTCTCCAGCCTTGTGAAGTCAATTTCAATCGACATCAACCTGAACCGCGACACGGACAACGCTTCGTCGCTCGGCAACGCGACCTACGCCGTCGCTCCGCCACCCACCCTCCGCGAAATCACGGGAACCATCGAGTTCAACAATTCGCGTGATTTGGGGCAACCCGACAACGAGCCAACCTACGACGAGCTGCGCGACTTCCTTCTCCACAACGGAAGCGATGCCGCCCCTGCTCTCATGATTCGCCTTGAGGACACCGCCGGAACGCCGAACTATTTTGAAATCAAGTTCCCGAAGGTGGCCTACGAGGCTCCTGAAATGAACGTCAGCGGTCGGGACACCGCCACCCTCAGCGTGAACTTCGTTGTCCTTTACGACGAAACGGAGAGCTACATGGCGAAAGCCGTCATTGGAGCTGACGGCATCAACGGCGGCGCGGCCATGACCGCTTGAGGTGGTCTT